GATAAAAATACAGGTATAACCTGGGGTGATGATCAAAAACAAATGATTCAAGATAGAAAAGATGAGTATTATTGGACAGTAGAAGTACCAAGATTTGTTGCTTCTGGTACTTATAGTCTTGAAACTATGTTAGAGAATTCGTGGATTCAAGTTGATGATGCTGGAAAAATCCATGTAAATAATAAACCTCCAAATAAGAGATAAATATGAGAGTGAAGGAATTAGAGGTTGAGAACATACTAAGTATCGGACAACTCTCTATCTCCTTCCAAGACTCTGGTCTAGTCTTACTAGATGGTTGGAATCATGACGACAACTCTCATAACGGTGCTGGTAAGTCCTCTATCTTTAATGCTTTAGCATTTGCTATATACAATAAGCTTCCAAGAAAAATAACAGCCTCTGAGATTGTTCGTAGAGGATGTAAGACTGGTTTTGCTCGTGTTGTTTTAAATATAGGAAAAGACGAGTTAGATATTAAGCGTAGTAGACCGAATGGTCTAGTTGTTCTTAAGAACAATATCCCTTGCCCTGAAATATCTCAAGAACAATTAGAAAAACTAATCAACCTAACATATGACCAATTTCTAATATGTATGTATTCTTCTCAAGTTGAATCAGTAAAGCTACTAACACTTAATGACGGATCTAAAAAGGACTTCTTTTTACGTCTACTTAATTTAGAGGATTTCGCTGAAAGAAAGAAGCATATAGATGCTCTAATAAAAACTAAAAATACTGAATTATCAGAATTACGCTTATCTCTTGGTAAGGTAGAGGCAAAAATATCAGCATATAGCGAAAATCTAGTTGATATCGATAGCGTTATTAATAAGATTAAAGAACTTGATTCTAGCGAATTAATTTTGGAATTAGAATCTTTATCAAAAATTCAAAAACCAGACATATCTAAGTTTGATCTATTGGAGTCCAATCTAAATAAGAAATTAAGAGATATAGCGATTGCTGAGAGTGGTATACGAAACCATAATTCTCTATTAAAGAAGTTAAAGCATGATATGGCTCATATGCGACCTGAGGGTGTTGTGTGTCCACATTGTGATCAGTATTTTATAGTTGATAATGATGGTGCTGTAACTGAAAATCAATTACAGTTAGAGCATGATAAATGTGTTGATGAAATTGCCACGTTATCTCAAGATGTTTTAGAAAAAGATAAGATTGAAAATAACTTACTAAAACTAAAGAATAAAAAATCAGAACTGCTATCTGAATACAGCGATGCCTCTATAAGAAAATCAGAACTCAATAATCTAATAGATAGACGTTCACACCAAATATCCTCATTAAATGAGAAACTAGAAAAGCAAGCAGAAGCCCTAAGCAAGATAGAAGATGCTAAAAAATTAGTGGAAGCCCTCTCTAATAAGATGTCTCAACTAAATACAGACATATTAGTATATGAAGCAGTGTCGTCAGCACTTTCACCTACTGGTGCTCCAGCATATGTTGTAGATTCAATTATCGACAGGTTTAATGAGAAGGTATCTCAATACGTATCATTGGTTTGGCCAAATGCTACATATATGCTACAGTCTTATAAAGAAAATAAAACCGGTGATGTTAAGGCTAAATTCAGTGATAAACTGATGATACAGGGAGTCGAAAGCTCAATAGGAAGCCTGTCTGGTGGTGAGTTGCGCTGTCTATCTCTCGCTGTAGATTTTGCTATTATTGACGTGGTTGAATCAGTATTCGGCATATCTATTAACCCAATAGTGCTTGATGAAGGATTTGAAGCTTTAGACTCTTTGAATAGAGAGCGTGTAATCGAGGTCTTAGAGACAATCTCTGCTGATAGGCAGATCTATGTAATAGATCACGCTACAGAAGCCAAATCTATGTTCTCATCCATCATTAAGATAGAAAAGAAGAACGGCATATCCTCAATTGTCTGATACTATAGATATATGAATGATTTAATATCCAAACTAACAGAACTAAACAAAGCTCTTAAAACAGCTAATGTTTTACCATCCCCTAAGCTACCTAAGGCACCTACGGCCCCTAAAGTCGGTGATATTCCAGAGGTACCTAAGCAACCGACTTTAACACCTACGTCTCAAAAAGACCCAATGAAACAAGCCCAACAAGTCCAAGATCCGAGTACAAAGATCCAAGCTGTTAAAATGGCTAAAGAAAAGATTAAATTATCTAAAAATGGACAATGGACATTAGAATCATAGGGTAGAATTGCCCTATGAAAAAGAAGACTAAAAATACTTTCGATAGTTTAAAGAAAGCTAGAAACAAATCTGGAGTTTTACTACCAGATTCTGAATCAATGTCTTCAATAATTGGTTCTCTAAAAAGAACGTTTTCAAGATCGCCAATGGTTAGAGACTTCTTAAGTAAGTACAGAAGAGAACAAGAATGGTTTAAAAAAGACAATACTAAAGCTAAAAAACCTAAGGTTTTTTATAAGTGCTTTAAATGTCAACAAGAATTTAACTCTAATAATGTTCAGGTAGATCACATTGAGCCTGTTGTACCAGTTAATATACCAGCCAAACACTTATCTATGAATACATTGATTGATCGTCTTTTTTGTGATGAAAGTAATCTACAAATATTATGTAAAGAACACCATAACGAGAAAAGCAAATTAGAAAATGAATTGCGAAAAGAATGGGTTTCAAAAGTTAAATTTATAGTTTATCAAACTACAAATAAAATTAATTATAAGAAATATATAGGTATTCACAAGTGTCAAGACTATGATGACGGATATATGGGGAGTGGTACGGCTTTTAAAGCTGCTCTTAGTAAATATGGTAAGTCTAATTTTTATAGACATATATTATTTGTTTACGATAACGCAGAAGACGCTCTTAATAAAGAAAGAGAACTAGTTAATGATGATATAGTAAATTCTGATGAGTACTATAATCTAATAAATGGAGGATTATATAATAAAGATCATAGAGATGCCGACTCTAAAATAGAAATTATATGTCATGAAACTAAAGAGGTGTTTGAATCTATAACTTCTGCCGCTGGGGCAATAAGTATTAGTATTAGTAGTATTTGTAAAGTACTTGATAATCCAAATGAAACTGCTAAGAATCTACATTTTTTTAATTTATTGTCATATAACCCTAACACTATAGTTTCCTATCCCAAAAACGGTAAAAGTATTATCCACTTAAATTCAAATACAGAATATGACTCCATCGAAAAAGCTGCTACAGCACTATCATTAAATTACAAAAGTTTAAGAAATGCCTTAATAGAAGAAAATGAAGATGAAGTTTTTGAGTTAAAAGATCATTTTTTCTTATATAAAGAAGATTATGTGCCTGATAAACAATATTTTAAAACTATAAAAAAAGTTAAGTGTATTCAATTAGATAAGACTTTCGACACACTCTCAGAAGCAGCCACCTTCTTAAAGCATAAAAACCCTATACATGGTGGTATAGCTATAGGTAAATCCATTATAAAAGAAACGAAAGCATATGGCTATAACTGGCAATGGATAGTAGAAAAACTTCCAATTAGGCAATAAAATATCAAAATATATTTAAAAAGCAATATAAAATAATTTCGTATAATCATTTTGATAATTTTATAAGGAGATATCATGTCTGTAGATTTAGGTAAAGCAAAGAAAATATTAAGCAAAGCGTTTCTTGATACCAACAGTTCAGTTACAGAGGCTCAAGCTAATAGCATGGTTGTAAAATCTGAAATGACTATTAAAGAAATCAGAGAAGAAATGAATGCTAACGAAAGCCTTGCTGCTGCTCAGCAAATTGTTGCAGATCTTAAAAAGAGTTACAAAAGTGCAATTGAGTATGAAGAAGCTAAGATCCAGTTTTTATTAACAAAGATTGAAGAACTACAGCAAAGTATTGTAACTAAATAAGTGTTTGACTTAAAAGTGGTGATATAATGTACTATCCAAACTCCCGGAGATTACATTATGTCACTTAGAACTACATATACTGGTGCACTTGATACCAAACTTGCAGAAGCAAGGGCCGCTGGCAATACATTTATAGTTACAACCAACACCGTAGCAATAGACACAGGATTGGCTACAGCTGCTGGTAGAGGACAGAAGAAATTCACTCTAACCTACCCAGTTTCCTACCAACCATCAGATCTAAGATTACTAGGCCCTCTATGGGAAGCTTTTAAAACCGGTGTAATACAAGGTTTAGCCTCACAAGACATTATGGGTAATGAGGTCACTGTTAAACTCAATACTGCTGATACTGTAACTACCTCTGTTGATCTAGTTTTCGCATTCTAAAATATAAATATAAACAATAATTTTAGGCGCCATTTGGCGCCTTTATTATTTGTAAAAATGTACAATCTAAACACATAAACGGAGATTTTAATGTCGAACTTCTTGTGGATTGACTCAGAAACAACTGGACTTTACCCAGAAAAAAATGATATAGTACAATTAGCATGTATACCAGTTATTCTTGGTAAAGAACAAAAGGCATTTAATCAATTTTGTAAACCAGTAAATTGGGATAAGATTGATGCTATTGCAGTTAGTGTACATGGTATCACTGTTGATAGAATGCATACCTTTCAAGAACCTGAGGCTATGCTTGATAGTTTTATTGCGTATTTGAGATCATTTAATACAAAATTCGTAATTGCCGGATACAATGTCAATTTCGACAAGCGCTTTCTAAGCTCATTCTTTACCCGTAATGGTAAAGCATCTGAATTCTTTGAATTGTTTGAAATTCAAGTTCATGATACATATACTAGAGCTCAAAAAGTAAGAAGTCTACTTAAGACTGAAAATCTAAAATTAGCTACACTTTCAAAGCATTTCAATATTGAAATCAATGCTCACGAAGCGATGTCAGATATTGAGGCTACTATTAAGGTAGATAAAGAGATTGGTAGTTTATTAGGTGAAGAGAAAATAGTTGAAGAAATAGTAGAAGTTTATAAAGAAATTCAGCTAAACACCAAGTTTAAAGAACCAGCACAATTACATTTACATTCTATGTATGGCATGGCTGAATCTGTACCTTCAGTCGAAGAGTGGATCCAATGGTGTAAAGATACAAAAACACCAGGATTTAGCATAGTAGACCATGGTCCTGCTATCGCTACATATCATATGATAAACGAGAAAGACCCAGACGTAGTTGGTATTCCTGGTGTTGGAATATACATGTACGAAGATAAGAACCCAGACTTATTGTTTCCAATGAACGTTTGGGCTACTAATACTGATGGCTATTTTAATCTAATGAAACTAGCCTCATTAGGATATGAAGAACAGGTTGTTATAGATAAAGTTACTTATCCAAAATTGAAAGTAGAAACTGTTAATCAATATAAGGCAGGTTTAGCTTTTGGTGTTGCCGATGTATATGGTCCAATAGGTCAAGCTATATTAGACGGTAATAATGCCGAGGCGGTCAGTAGATTTGACGTATATTTGAATAATTTCAAAGACCAGATGTATATAGAATTTAATCCAGTATCAATTAAAGAGACTTTCTCTACAAAGAACGGTTTTCAGAAGATAAAGAAAAATAAGCTTATTATAAATGGCGATTTGAATATGGCATATAACTTATTCTTATCTCAAATGGTTGACAAGTACCAATTACGTTGCGTACCGGTTAGTGGAGCTCACTTTATAGCCCCAGGCGATAAGCTTATACAAGAATGTATATCCCGTAACTCATTTGAGAGTGGCAAAAGCTATACAGAGTCATATCACGCAAAAACTGCAGAGCAATTATATAAAGAACTTAAGCACCAATTAAAAGATTGGTTGACAGAGGATATGTTTAAGGATTGGATTGATAATACTCATAGCATTATGGAAACAGCTAAAACAATTGAAGTTAAATTCGATTATCATATGCCAAAGATCGAAATTCCAGCTAATATAGCAGCACAGACCAGTGATTATAATGAACAAACCAGATTGTTAGCTATAGCCTTAGCTAAAGCTCATAATAGATGGAGTGACGATCCAATATACGTTGAGAGATTCAATAAAGAATTAGATGTAATCATGAATAATGAAGCAACTAATTTCTTACCATATTTTTTACTATATGAAGATATATGTACCTATGCTAGATCTATCGGCATTTTACAGAATATAGGTCGTGGATCAGCAGGCGGATGCTTATTATCCTACTATCTCAAAATTATCCACATAGATCCTATTAAGGCAAAACTACCATTCGAAAGATTCTTGTCTCATGCTCGTATTAGAGCAAAATCGTTTCCAGATATTGACTGTGACTTTGGTGATAGAACAAAAATACTTGCATACTTAGAAGAGAAGTACAAGACAGGTTTTGCTCAAATTGGTACGCTTCTAAAAATGAAAACCAAGTATGCTATTAAAGATGCTATGTGGGCTCTTTATGGTAGAAATCGTGAAGATTTTGAAATCAAACAACTATGTGAATTAATACCAGATTCTCCCCAAGGTGTAGATGAGTATGACTTTATTTACGGCTTTACCGATAAAGAAGGAACCGTACACCCTGGTGTAGTCGAGCTTTTTCCAGATATAGCTGCATTTTTCCAACAATATCCTCAGGTTGAACAGATGGTTAAGCGTCTAATTGGTATCCCTAGAGGTTGGGGTAGACATGCCTCTGCATTCGTTGTCTCAACTATTGACCTATCTGCTACTAGATTACCAACAATGCACACCTTGGATGCCAATACTGGTCAAATGATAAGAGTAACACAGTACGAAGCACATATGGTAGAAAAGTGTGGTCTAGTAAAAGCAGACATACTTGGTGTTGTTACCATTAACATGGTTTCTGATTGTATAGAACTTGTAAAACAAAGATATGGCATAGATTACCTAAAAGAAGATAAGGGTGTATCTTTCATATACAGGTTGCCAGAAGATAAGAACGTATATGTAGATTTTAGAAATAAGAAAACGGATTCATCATTCCAGTTCAACTCATCTATTATTAAATCTGTAATCTATGATTTTGATCCAAAAACAAAAGAACAGCTTTCAATTATGACAGCCCTTATGAGACCAGGTTCAATGGATGTGCAGATGGATGTAGACGCTGTTAGTGGAAAAATAGATGACCCTGAAGCAAAAACTATGTCAGCTGCTAATTTCTATATCTCAGTTAGAAAAGGCTCCTCAGATCCTTACTATATTCATAAAGATCTTGAACCTATCTTAAATGAAACTTATGGGGTTATCGTATACCAAGAACAAGTTATGTCAATTCTAGTCGCAATCTGTGGATATACCTTAGAAGAAACAGATACTATTAGAAGTGCTATTGCTAAAAAGAAGCACGACGTTATGATGGCTTGTTTTACTAGGGTTAGAGAGAACTGTGCTAAACGAAACTGGTCACCAAAGCAAGCGGATGCATTATGTGATCAGATTATGGCATTCTCAAGATACTCTTTCAACAGGTCTCACTCCAGATGTTATGCCGAACTAGGCTATATAACTATGTTCCTAAAGCACCATCACCCACTAGAGTGGTGGACTTCTGTACTAAACAATACAGACAAAGAAGAAAAACTACGCCCCTATGTTGCGCTGTTGGGCCCAATAATTAGACCACCCTCTTTATCGATACCTACAGAAAAATTTGCAATTATCGGTAACACTATTGTAGCCCCATTGTCTGTAGTTAAAAAAGTAGGCCCATCGTCTGTGCGTGAGCTAGTTACAAAAGGTCCATTTAATAGTTTAAGTGACTATATAACAAAAGTAGCACATAATAAAGTAAATATCGGACATTTCATTGCCCTTATTAATGCAAGAGCTGCAGATTCATTAATGGACAGCACTTTACCCTATATAGATGCTAGAAAACAACTAATAATGGATTATGTTGCATTACGCAAACTAAAGCGAGATATTACAGAATTTGATAGTATCACTGCAATAGATGTCTTTTTATTAGAGCGTGAATACAATAAATGTTTTAATAAAACACTAGTAGAAGATGAGTCATTACAGGGGATGATTCAAGAAGCAATGCCAATGATAGTGAAAACTCATAGAACTGGCATACCTCTATATTATGGTAGGGATATACCTATTATTTCTGGCTATAAGATGGCAGATGGTTTGGCTAAAAAACAATATGATAAAGAAGTTGCTATGATTCTTTTATTTCAAGATTCTTTACATAAAAGCGGCAAATCAAAGAAAAACAATAAAGAGTATAATTTCGTTAAGGTAAATCTATCCGATGGAAACAATATTATTGAATGTACTTGGTGGGATAAGAAGAGAGCACTAAATTGGCCCAAAAATAGTATCGTGTTTGTTAAGGGTACATTACAAGAGGGCTGGAAAGGCTCTGTCCAATTAACAGTAAAAGAAATGGAGAAAATCATCGATGTCAAGATTCTTAGTAGTGAAGACAGCACCAGAAAATCTGCAAGAGCATGAATTTGTAATAGGTAAACCTGATTTTTATGAACAAATTAGTAAAAGCAAAACAAAGAAACCAAAATCTTCTCAAATGACAGTTAACTACTTGCGTGAAGTAATTGCATCGGTAGGGCAAAAGTATATGGGTGAAGATTTTGATGCTTTACTTAGTATCAATGTTAGTAAATTTATTGGAGTACCATGTAGTACAGATAAGGAAGTCCACGATGTTCTTATTAAAGCATTTGACGAGCAGTGCCCAAAGATCCTATCATCTTATGTACAACATTGCTTTAAACAGCGTCCTTCTAGAACAAATGTCATTTACTATACTTGGAACCCTAAGTATGCTACTAAATTAGCAGAGTATGGGTGGGAGCAAGTAAGCCAAAAAGATCTAGAAGATGAACGATCTGGTAAGCAGAAGAAGGTGGTTGGCAAACCTGCAATTACTGCTGAGCAAGCCGCTTCTTTAGATGTAAATAATAAATAACCTTTTTAATATAAAAATTGGTATAAAAATATCGTAAATCAACAAATGTCAATTATGACAAAGGAGTAAACAATGGCTAAAATAACGATTAACATGGATTCTTTAAAATCTGGCCGTGACTATGTACGTCACAAGATTAAAGATGGCTCTAATATCTATAGGATATTGCCACCTCACGGTGATGCCTCTGTACATAATAACTACCCATACCGCAGATGGAGCACAGTGTGGTTACACGATCCAAAAGCTAATAAAAGACTTCCATTCGCCACTCCACTAATGGATGGCAAAGATTGTCCTATTAAAGAATATGGTGATGCTCTAACTGCGCGTATTGAACAAATCAAGAACAAACTTGCGTCAGAGGGTCATTCTGAGTCAGAGATTAAGACTGAACTTGAAGGATTACGTCAAATACAGTGGAGTCTTAAAGTAAACTATACTTATGCGTATAATGCTTGTGACCAAGCTGGTACAGTCGGTATTCTAGAATTAAAACCAACAGCACACAAATCAATGAAAAAGATGATGAATTTATTCATTACAGAGAATAGCCAAGATCCAACAACACTCGGTGCCTCTTCTGATGAGTATGGTGTTTGGTTCAATATTCTAAAAGAAGGTCAGAAAAAAGATACAGAATATAGCGTAGCATTCCATCAGACTAAAGAGAAGCGAGATGGAAAATTGATTAAAATTGATGATACCTCACCATTGCCAGACAATGTTATTGAGAACTACGATAGTCTAGCATATGATCTAAATGCCATCTATACACGTAGATCATATAATGAACTAAAAGCGATTCTAATCGCCAACCTTGCTATGATAGCAAATGATGTTCCTGAAGCAATATTGCCGGGATACGAGAGCAGTGAAAAACCTACACTAGTTGCACCTGTTAGATCATTACCAACACAGAAAACCTCTGCCCCTGCTGCTAAGGTTGCGCTAAATCTACGTGATGAAGATGATGACGAAGATGACGGGATTCCATTTAGCGGATCAACAAAAAGAGCACCAGTTCCAGTATCTGTCCCAACAAGAAGAGCGGCAGCTAAGTTTGAAGATGATGATGAACTAAATAGACTTACAAATGAAATCTTAGGAGACTAAGATGTCTCAAGACCTCGTTAAGGTTGAGGAGGGACTACGGTCTCTCCGTCTTGATCGACTTGCCGAGTTTACAAAAAAGATCGAAGATATTTCTAAAGGGTTCAACACTATGTTGGCCCCTGTTTATCTACGAGATTTTATTATGGCATACGATTTCACAAACACAATGCTGGCATCAGCTATGAGAATGCATGGGATTGCTGATTCTGCTCTTCGCACTGCTGAAGCAGTAGCATACTTTGAAAATGCACCAGAGTATCTAAAATCTAAAGATGTAAAAGATAGCGATGCAGCTAGAAAAAGATATGTACCAATGGATCCAGCAGTTCAACAAGCAGATAAGATTAAAGCACAGGCTGAGGCTATGGTTGTATTTTTAAAGAATAAACTACAAGCATTCCGTTTAGCACATGATGATACAAAGAAAATAGCTTATGCTAATGAAAACAATGACTCGCCTTATGAAGGCATGTAAGATATAAAATAAGGAATAAGTATGAGTAAAGATAAATGGATGTCCAAATTAGTAGAGGATTTTGGTATTATTGCTAGTCAACTTAATACAAAACTTCCACCTGTCATACCCACGCGATCACCATCATTAAACTATGCTACAGGAATAGGCGGATTTCAGCCAGGTAAAATACTTATCCCATATGGACCTGAATCATCAGGTAAGTCGCTTTTAGCCATGATGGCAATTGCTGATTATCAGAAAATGGATCCAGAAGCTATATTTATATGGTTTGATGCTGAATTCTCATTCAATCTACCACTATTTAAAAAGATTGGTGGAAATGCTGAAAAATTGATTATTAGAAGATCAAATGATCCACTACTAATATTCGATTATATTGGCAAAGATCTGCTCGCCATGCTACAAGATGGCGCTCCTGTAAGAGGAATTGTCATCGACTCCATAAAGGCTATTAGATACCCTAAAGAAACAAATATGAAGCAAACCACCGATCAAAAAATGGGTGGAACTGGAGCTAGCTATTTACCGTCAGCTTTAAAATTGATAATACCAATCATTGCTGAATATAATCTATTAACATTCTTAATACAACAAGTTACAATGGAAATCGATCCAATGAAAGCACTGCGTAATCCGTATGTGATAACAGAGGGTAGAGCTCTTAAACATGCTGGCGATTTGATGTTAGAGATTGTCAAACTAGATACAAAAAATGGTGTTTTAGAAGATGGAAAAACAATCTCTGGTGCTGCTCAGCAAACAGGCCATGTTGTTAGGGTGAAGGTTAAGAAGAACCGCCTTGGTGTTCCAGCACGTATGGCTCAATTTACATACAGCTACGATCATGGCATTATTAATACAGGTGATGAGATATTCGATTTAGCTAAATCACTAAATGTAGTCTACCATCCTGTTAATCCTTCTACCGGTAAAGAAAACAACATGATGTGGCAATTCGCTAACTATCCTCCTATTCGTGGTGAAGATGCTATGCGTAAATTTGTTTTAGAATCTAAGAGGATTCAAGAGGAAATCATGGAAGCATGTAACCAGTGTAAAAGTGATAACATTAGTTTTGATGCTGATGGCATGGTTATAGATACAGATTCTATTGATCTTGATGTTGGCGTTCCAGAGTTGGATGAATGAGTAAGATTAATGAAATCGCGGATAAGGTGGACGAGATCGCCAGCTTTTATCCCAATCTAGATTTCAGCTACATCTTAGTAGCACCGAAACTATTTAGTAATATGCTTATTGCATTAAATGCATCACCATGGTATCACCAACATAAATCTCCTACTGGTGTTGCGTTTGAGAATATCGTGTTACAAACACGTCATGGTGAACTATATGTTAAACCGGAAATAGATTTGGAAGAGGATGATTTGGTTTTGATGGATAAATCCGGCAATAGATACTCATATAAGCACTTCTTTGTTAATATGCTGGCGGAAAAAATCCTACTAGAGGAGAATGATAATGAAGATATTACTCATTGGAGATCCTCACCTACAATTTAGCAGGTTTGATACTGCTAAAAAGTTTTTAAGATGGATTGATGAAGTTGTAACTAAACATAAGCCAGACTTAGTTATTAACTTAGGCGACACGTTTCATGATCATGGTGTATTGAGATCTGAGATAGTATCAGAATTTAATAGTCATGTTAAAAGAGTAACAGAAAAAGTACCATATATGTATGTGTTGGGCAATCATGATATGGCGAAGCCACGAGATGCTACATATCATGCTCTTCAAGCATTTAAAGATGTTTATGAAGATTTTACAGTAGTAGATTCTATCTCTCATAGAGAAGATTTAGGTATTACGTTTGTGCCTTTTCAAGCAAATGATCGAGATTTCCCAACTCAGACATTACCAATTTGTATAGCACACCAGACATTCGCCGGATGTGATTTTGGTGGCTATAGACCAGATGATGGCCTTGATCCAGATAAGATATCCGCAGATATTATAATAAGTGGACATATCCATAAGAAGCAAGCATTCGGTAAAGTCTTCTATCCAGGTAGTCCATACTCTCAAAGCATGAGGGATATCGGGCAGATTAAGGGATTATCGCTATTTGATACAGAAACATATAAGACGCAATTCATCCAATGCCCACTACCGTCCTGGCAAAGTCTTGAAGTAGTGGTGTCCGATATTAAGTCAACAATATCTCATATATCCAATTCCGTAAATGAAACTGATAATTGGGTTGTAGTTTTTACAGGCCCACGTAAAGAGATTGCTGCTATTTTTGAATCTAAAGATTGGAAAAAACTATGTGAAAAACATAGGATTTCTACCCGTACTAAGTACGTTGATTCAGATCGGGTAGAAAGGATTAAGATTAAGGCTCATACGGTAACTGACGTAGTTGAAGAGTATGTTGATAAGGTCTATTCTGGTGGAATAGATAAGGCATTAATAAAGAAGACAATGCGACAACTATTTGATAATTATGACAAAAATAATGTTTAAGTATGTATATCTGATATTATAACATAGGTAAGAGATATGACTCGTCCAGTAGAAGAAATCTTAGATCAGCACCGATGGCTCATGAATAATGGGCTAATAAACGATCTTCATAAGGATACTTTATACCTATACGGTACTTTAGTACACAAAGACGTCCAGGCAGTTGAACTAAGTATAGATGTGGAAAGCAAATCATTGTCCTATATAATATATGTAGGCACAAGTTTGTATAAAAGCTATATGACTTACCAAGAATTGCGTACAACTACTACTGTGTTTGGACTTCTAAGATTAAAGTTTCTGCTTAAGAGAATGGGAAATCTAAATTTTATGGCAATTCTAAACAGTTTTGTAAAGGACTATTGTGGTCCAAATTGGAAAGTGGCATTAGAAATCAAGGATTTTAAATATTATGAGGACGGTTTTAAGGGGATTAACGACGGATCAGAAGATGATCCACGAGCTAATCCTAATCTTAACAAAGAATGAGGACCTACAACAAGACCTCTGGCTCTCCTACCTCTGCGGAGAAATAGATTCAACTTTCTCCAATAAATTAAGACAGTTATCCCTATCTCAAAAAATACAACAAACAGCCTCACACAACTTTCAAGATATAATCAACTTAAATATTCCACAAGATCAACTAGACGAACTATCAGAGCTACAGTGCTTAATTTTGTTTATGACTATATTAGGTTATAGTTTAAAACAGGTTAGAGAGTATAATAGTGTAAGTCAGGTTGCTATCAATAAAGAGATGGCTACTCTATCTAAACATGCATTGTGGGTACAGTATGGGTCTAAAGAGATATCTAAATCCAGATCAAAGATTCGGATTAACAGAACAAGAGATTAAGGTCTCTGAGAAATATTTAAGACGCTATAAAACAGCTGGAGCTATTGGCGAATCTGAATCAAGCAAGCTATATGAGCTACTCATGATAGGTTACTCTTTTAGTGACATCCATAACCAATACCCACAATATCCTATGGGTCAAATTATACTAACAGCTGCACTTCGTGGTTGGTGTAAAGACAGAGATAAAATGATGGGAACCCTGCGTGATCGAATTCAGGCTAGGGCAGCAAAGAGTATTATTGAGCAAGTAGATTTTCTTACGTCCATGCTCTCTGTAGCTAATGTACAACATTTAGACGCTATGCGTAAATATATATTAGATCCAGTAAATAATCCATTACCTAAATTACTCATTAGCGATATTAAGGAATACAAAGAGGTTGCTGAAACTCTAAATAAGTTAATATCTGGTACATCTTCTGGTGGAAAAAAGAGCACAATGATGGATGCTGTATCCGCACAAGCATCCACTAGTAAAATAGAAAAAACAGCTAATAAACCACAGGGTAAAGTTTTAGATATTAGACAACTAGATATGGCTAATGAAGATGACGAATAAGAAACCTAAAAAGGCTAAGACACAAAAAGTAGAGACTGTTAAGCATAAGGTAAATATTTTAAAAACACTCACTATAGAACAGCGCACTGAGTTGTTTTTTCGCATTTGTAAGACAAGAGCAGAACTAAAAGCCTGGATTAGGTTGTTCTTGGGTCTGGATATGCCAGATACCACTGTTTCTCGATATGCAGATACAAATCCATTGGATATCATATGGCTTATATATGAAATATGTGTACTTGAGAAAAATCCAGACAATATAGAAGAATTATTATGCGTAGCTGGAAGGGGTAGTGGAAAAACCTTGGCTGTAGCTATAGCCGAATTTATATTATTATTCCATGATCAAAGAGATGTTGCTCACGTAGGGGCAATTCTTTCACAAGCTAAGCGATGTTATCAGTATCAGCAGGGCTTCATGCTTAGCGAAAGAGTTAAGCCAATATTAAGCCAATCAATCGACGGTTTTCCTGTCATGGAAAAAACAACACAAGAAAAAAGCTCATTTAATGTTAGAGATAGAAAAACAGGCGAACTAGTTAAGATAGACCTAGAAGTATTACCTTGTACACTTAAGTCGGTAAACGGTTTTCACGGCGCATTTGTATCCGTAGATGAGATTGATACGGTTCAAGGCGAAGGCGTGAGAGCATTCCAAGATATTTCCGGTATGCTGGATTCCAAGAGAGGTCGCAAGTCTCTCCGTGTTGGTATATCGACAAGGAAAACACGAAATGGGTTGATGAATCAGCAAATTGAGGATGCTGATGCTCAGGGTAGAACTGTTAAAAAATGGACAGTTTTAGAGTTCAGTGAACGTTGTCCAGATGAAAGATCTGGAACTACACCTACAGTTGGCTATTATCTACAAGATTCTATGGAAGTAATCTCTGAAGAATTGTGGCTTAAGAAAGACCCTAAAAAGCAAGAAGAATATAGCAGACAAGAGTTTGCTGGGGAAGGATGTTTAAAATGTCCGATGGCAGCATTGTGTCTATCTGACGCAAAGAAACAGACGTCTAAATCTCCTATGTTAAAACCAATCTCTGACGCAATTAAGAAAACTAGAGAAAACGGAGCAGATTGGGCAATATCACAGCTTTATAACTTAAAACCCTCTGTTGAAGGTATCGTATATAAAGAATTTGATGAAAAGGAACATGTTAAAGACTGGAACCAAATGTGGTTCGTACTTACAAACCAAGAATTTCCTGGTGAGTGTACCCATGATATCTTCGTCAAAAAATGCCATAGTATGGGATTATCTTGTTATGCTGGCATTGACTGGGGATGGTCTAACCCTAGTACTGTAGTTTACTTTTTTGTAGATAAAAGAGAAAACATATATGTGGTACGTTGCGAAGGTAGGACGTACACTAATAACCCAACATGGGCACAGATTATAAAGAGCAAATGGCAACATATGTATCGATGCCAGCTTTATCTACCTGACTTAGCAAACCCCGGCGATGCTCAGACTATGAGATTCGAGGGGTTACCATGTCCATCTGAACAACTTAAAGATACCCCTGGTGGTATACAAGTTATTAAAAAATGGCTAAAAAGCTTAGCTTCAATAAATACAAAGATATTCTTTGCAAAAGAAACATGCGGACCAATAATCACCGAGTTCGGTCTATACCACTTTAAAACAGATGCTGCTGGTAAGATCACTGATGACGTAGAGAAAGAGCATGATCACTGGTTGGATGCGCTCAGATACGCAATGTACCATTTATTTGGTAAGAGTTCAGCAATTGTTGGTGATGATGACTTTGACATTAAGAGTTCAGCTTTCGATAGAAATGGAACCTACTCCAGAATGCCCTCTCCTGAAGAATTTGCTTTGTCAAAGAATATCAAAATAAACCCAGACATAACTCAAGATAAGAGTAAATTAGGGCAAATTGGTACTAAACATGATCTAGATAATGATGGCAATGACGATGATGGGATAGGTGGTAATGGAAGTTTCTTGTGGTCAATATAGATAATAAAGTCGTATTTACATATACTTGGTATAAGAATAGTGCTATATGTTGCGATAGTATGATAATAAGATATAATTAATATAAAGAACGTACTGGAGGCATTTAATGGGCTTTTTTGATGATCTAACTAAAGGTATTAAAGGCGCCTTATTAAACGATATTAATGAGTTATCTAAAGGCGATGGCAACAAAGTCATTGATAAGCCACAACAACTACCCGAAAACGAAGGTTCAATAGGTCAAAAGGCTATAATTGACGATCCCTTCTTTGACCAAGTACAGCAACATTTTATTTTCAGAAACAAAGTATCTCGCATATCTAATAAAACCCTAAAAAGTGTCTCTATGAGAGATTGGGTCGTATCTGCAGCTATACAAGCTAGATGTGACACAATGCTGCGATTTGCTCGTCCTCAGCACAAAATGTTTGAGATGGGTTTTAAAATACGCAAGAAAAATCATACAGAAGATCTATCGGTAGAAGATCGTGCCATGATTGACAATCTACAAGATTTCATCTATCATTGCGGACGTAAAGATAATGTCCCTCCTGGCGATGAAATGAATTTTGGTGAATTTTTAAAACTATGTACTCGTGATGCTTTAACATTTGGTCACGTTGCTATTGAAAAAGTACTAACTCGTAAAGGTAGTCTTCATCGTTTTAGACCAGTACCATCAGAAGCTGTATACAATATCAACTCTAAAACTAGTAAAGACATTATAGCTAAAGAGATTACAAATGCACGAAAAACTTATAAAATTAAGCAAAACTCTGCAAATACTAATAATTCAGCTGAATCAGTACAACAATATAATGAACCACCAATAGATTACTACAAATATGTTCAAATGTCGTATGATGAGCGCGTTTTAGCGGCATTCGGTAATGAGGATATGATATTTAAGCTATTTAATCCACAGAATTTTGCAGATTCTATGGGGTATTGCTATTCACCACTTGAATTAGCTATTATCAATGTTACTAATCACTTAAATGTCGAAAACTATAACTCTAACTTCTTTACCCATGGATATGCAGCAAGAGGCATCCTACATTTAAAAGGTGCTGTTACTCAATCCCAACTTGCCTCATTCCGTCGTCAATTTTACAATTCTATATCTGGTACACAGAATGCTTGGCGAACACCAATTATTGCTGGTATAGATGAAGTTGATTGGGTACCAATGTCTGGATCTGCCAAAGAGATGGAGTATCTAAACTACAACAACCACGTTATACGTGCTATCTGTACTCAATTCCAAATCGACCCAGTAGAACTAGGCCTAGATTACCTAATAAGCGGTACAGGTCGTTCTTCATCACAGCAAGCTAATAATGAATACAAGATCAACTACTCCCGCGAACGTGGTTTGATCCCTATTCTAATGTTGTTTGAAGACATGATGAATGCTAATGTCTTACCAGCTATCGACCCTGAGATAGCTAAAAAGTTTGAGTTTAAGTTTACTGGTATTGATGAAGAATCTGCTCAAACAAATGTTGCTTTACAGCAAGCTCAAATGACCGTATTCTCCACAATGAATGATCTTCTTAGAGGCGAAGGCAAAGAACCAATTAAGCATGAAGTGGCGAACCTACCACTTAACCAAACCTTCTGGGCCTTAGTAGAAAAGAATATGACACGCGGAGAGATTCGTGCAACATTCTTTGGAGATAAGGGTGCAGATAAGAGAAGAGAGTTACAATATTTACCAGCTGATCCCGCATTTCTTAGCTGGCAACAGCTACTATTAACCATAGACAGTCAGAAGAAACAAGCTGAAGCGCAACAACAGCAAGCTGAACAAGAAGCACAACAAGCTGCTCATGATCAAAAAATGGCTGAAGCTAAACATAATCGCGAACAAGAGATGCATGATTTGCAAATAGATGATCATAAGAATCGTCAAGCTCATGCAGCAGCAGGCGGTCTTTCATTAAAAGATGCAGCTAAACAATTTGGAGCTGGATCTAAAGCTATAAATATTGATGGACAATCAACATCAAATCCAATAAACTCGGACTTAGCAGATACATAGTTTTTAGTATAATATTAATATATAACGTGTATAGACATAATTAGTTTATGCACGTTATTTTATACACTTATTTTATTTCATGATGTGTATAATTATTGAGAATAATCTGTCTTAAAGATAAGAGGTGCTAGTAATGGCGTGGGTTATATGCGAAGGTTTAGATAGAGTTGGCAAGAGCACAGTTGCCGAACTGTATAAGCGACAAGGATTTCAGGTAATCCACATGTCGGCACCTAATAAGAAATATAAACAACCAGGATACTCTGGACCATCATATTTAGATGAAATACTAGATATGTTAATGGAACATGACGGTAAAGACGTATTCTGGGATAGAAGTTGGTATGGCGAATCTTCTATATGGCCTCATGTCTATGGTAGAGAGCCAGCGCTTTCAGAAGACGAATTAGAAATTCTTCAAGAATATGAAGAGCGAAATGAAGCTCTTAAAATTCTAATGACTGACCCTAATACAGAAGCACATTGGAAACGATGCGTTGAAAACAACGAGCCATTGACACACCCGCAATTTCGTTTAGCCAATAGTCTGTACGCAAAACTTGCACATAAGTATAACTTTGTGCCAAAACAATTGAGTGACTTTAACCATGACATTAGTAAACCTAAAGCAAAAAATGATGAACAAATTAGTAATGTTGATTCTGAAGTATCAGAAAACACAAAAACTAACAATACTAGAAAAGACATCGTTACTAGCAATATTAGCATCGTTGCGAATACTAAACCTATTCATGAAAAAAACTCCGGTCTTGAAAGACTCGAAAAAGCTAACGCAATTTCAGCAATCCTCAGCAAGCGCCTTATTAAACAAAGAGGCGATGCGTTCGACGAACTCGAAGGAGAAGTTACCGACTTCCTTAAGGGACGATTGGAAGAACTTTTAGGTGCTAAAAAGGCTTCTACTCCCTCATTTGCAGAAGAAGAGATTGAAATACTCAAGGTATTCTGTAAACGTTTAATGGAAAAAGAAAAAGAATCGCAAAGTGTACAGACAAATGTAAGTAAAACCTCTATTAATAGACAACCAATCAGGAGATAGTATGACTAAGCGTTTCAATAAGACTAAGGGTGAGCGTTTTCAACAAGCAGAAACCGGAGTTAGCCAATTACAAATGGCCACAAGAGTCACCCAAATGCTCCTAAAGCAAATGGGCGAATCTATAACTTCAATGTCTAGAGATTTTAATGAACTAACTGCTCGTCAGCGCGATCTGCAATATAAAGTCTTAGCAATTCAAGAGCTTTCTGGTTTAACTGAAGACCATGTTACTAAACGCGCAGAGTCATTGCAGATTAAGGATTTTGAAGAGACCTCTGCTAAAGAAGATCTTGCCGTAGGCGCAACGGATGTAGCGGAAGTTGCTGACGATTCTGTTGTAATTTTGACATCTAAACTAGCTTCTGGCGGAGGTATTCTTAGAACTAGATTAAACGTATCAGAGATTGGATTTCCACAATTTAAACAAGACCTTTTAGGTAAAAAAGTAAATGATACTTTTGATGCAGATATTAACGGAACTACACATAGTATAACTGTTCTTGGTATTAAAAAGTTACCAGCAAAGGTAGAAAATGTTGAAGGACAAGAACAACCAACCTCAATCAACTAAGAAGATTGATTCTAGATGCCCTCGCCAGCTAGAGTGTTTACCAGATACCTGGTGCGCCCTAGCGGTCCAGCGTTTAAAAGCGCTAAGACATGCTGGCAGAGAACTCTCGGAAGAAGAAGAGGCAAAACTCCCAGGTTGCCCCTACGCTACCAATCATCAACTAGCTAATTACTGCTTTTTCAAACTAGTCGAAGAATTCCTTCCAGAAGGAAGAAGTTTCTCTGATATGGAAATAGCTCATTTTCTAAATATATCTACCGATACTGTTAAGAAGGTTGAGAAAAAGGCTATTCAGCGTATTAAGAATTCGCCAGTATTCAGAGAAATAATAGATATGCATGATGGTGATCAGATTATGGAAGAAACCACTGATTTTAGAGAATCTGACCATACTAAAGAGTAGCTTACACAATTAAGCACCATTCCTGTTAAAATAAGAGGTAGAATTACTATATCTCTTAAACAGGTAGTTAATGTCTAATAAGAAACAACTAGAGTTCGACTGCATCGCCGGATCCCAAGTTAGGGATACACAAGGCGAGATGCTTGACGTTGCCGGTGCTGATATATCTCATTTAGAACAAGGGCTTGGTCTTTGGAATGATAATCACGGTGCTGGGTACTTTAATACATTGGGTCGTATAACTTCAGCAAAGAAGATCTTTAAAGCTGAAGATTGTGAAAATGATCGACAGAGATATTACTGGGAAAAAGTAAAAAGCCCATACATATATGCTCGTGGCTATATGTTTGATGACGACCATCCAAACGCTAAAGCAGCGGCAGCCATATTAAGAAACATACATAATACTGATAGTCCACTAAAGTTAAAAGCCTCTGTTGAAGGGGGTGTGATTGCTCGTGGTATTAATGATAGTAGCCTCTTAGCAAGAACCAAAATAACCAAAGTAGCCATTACATTCACTCCTGCCAACAATGCCACCCTAGTTGAACCACTTAATCTAGATAAATCAAGTACTTGGGAACAAGACGAGATATTGATCAAATCAGTAATGCACCTTGCGAAAACAGATATCCCATCTTTTAGGCATATTACGCGATATGCCTCTGCAGAAAAGATTATAGATAATTTTAATAAAATTCGCAATATCGCTAAAGAGGCTGGCTTGAAAACACAACTACCCGAATATACTACTGATACTTTGATTCGCGAAGCAGTGTTAGAAAAAGTAACTGGTAACATTAATAAAATCAATGACTTAATAAAAGGCAAGATTATACCAGGTACGACTGAAGATGTATTTCCAAAAACAATAGGCGCAATGAAGTTAGATGGTGACGATGTTGCTACTATGAGACATCATCAGCAACTACATCAAGCAGCCGCACTAAAAGATCCTACACATTCTGGTCGACTATATCATCAGGGGCAAATCAAAGAAATAGATGACCACATAGCTAAACTAAATAAAGCCCTGACTGCTGGCTATGGCGGAGCAGGTTCTCCCACTTCTATGACTGGCGGCTCTGTAATTCAATCAGAAGCATTGGATGATGGTAGGGGGAATGGTCTTAAGTATATAACATGTAACAACTGTGGTAAAGAACAAGTCTACATGAAGCACCAGGTTAAGTGTAGGTCCTGCAACCAGCATTACCCTATGTCTACACTATACGGTGTAATGGTTAAGAATAAGTAATTATAATTACTACATTAATTTTATAAAATACAATGCACATATCTCCCACAATAATGAGGTATGTGCATAATTTTGTTTAACTAAGCCCATGTGATATAAAGGTAATTGCATTACGCAGTTTTGCAATATTAAAATATAGGAGAAAACAAAATGGCGAACAAAGAAGCGATGCTAGACAAGATTGCTCGCAATCTGAAGCAAAGAGGACTCGCGGAATCAGTAGTGGTTCGGGGTGCAACAAGTGTTTCTGTCACTAAAACTGGTGGCGATGTGTTAACAATTTCTTATGTAGACAAGTCAGTTCAATCACCAATGGGTGGTGTAAGTGCTAGTGCTGCACCTTATCTAGGAATCGGCATTGCTGCTCCTGGTTCACTTAAAGTTAAAGGCGCTGCTGCTGAAACTACTATTGCTGCAATCGTTGATACGACTGAAGCTCTACAAGTTTTGGCTGTACTAAGTGGTTTTGGAAATGATGTGATTATTGAATCTGGAGCTTCAACTGCTGAGCTTGCTCGTATTGCTGGAACTTCTGATCTACTAGGTATGGGAATGTAATCTAGTTTGGGTATAAGTAAATAGGTTACGAAAACCCTAAACTATAGGAAAGGAATACAGATGAATGAGGAACTAATGAAATCCCTCACTTCCTTGATTGACGAGTCCCTAGCGGAACTTGAGATCATGAAAAAGTCTGATCGTTTTTCTGCTACTGAGATCAAACTAGATGGACCGGGTACAGGAATTGCTGGCAAAGATCCACAAGGTAGTCTTGGTAAAGACGA